CCGCTCCTGCCCCGGCACCGCAGCCTGTTCCGACGCCTGAACAGCAGCCGCAGGCACGTGCGGGCGCCGGGTTCGTCGAGGGGCAGCTCTACGCCGACGCCCTGGCCGAGCGCGCAAGTGCCCAGCTGGCAAAGCGGCTCAGCGACGACATCGACGAGATCATGAAGGTCGTGAACGCGGCCGAGTCCTACGACGACGTGCGGACGCGGCTGGTGAACCTGTACGCCGACCGGATGAGCCCTGAGGCGATATCGGTTCTGGTGGAGCGTGTGTTGGTGCTGTCGCAGTTGGCTGGCGTTTCGGCGGTGATGCAGGACACATGAGCGGGATCAACCTCACCAAGCTGAAGCAAGGCGCCGCCACGGCACCTGTGGAGTCTGTCCCGTGGTACCGGTCCGCCAAGGAGGCTGCCGAGGCCATTGTGGCAATCAACGGCGTCCTCGGTGGCACAGGGAAGAGCGTCGACGCCGAGCGAGTCATGCTCGAGATTGGTGTGCCTTTGCGAGACGGCGAGACAGCGACCACTCGCAGAGAGGTGTTCGCGTACGACATTGAACTCGGAGTCGTCACACTCAACGAGGCGCGCGCAGCCAAGGGGCTCCCACCGGTTGACGGCGGCGACTCGTACTATGTGCCGCCCGACAAGCCTGCCACATGACCAACCCGGACAAGCCTGGACGATACCTGGCGACGCTGAAGTTTCCGCGCCACGAGTCAGCCCAGGAACGAACAGAAGTGTGCGCATGGAACGGCAAAGTATGGTCGTCTGACCATTTCCCCGTTGAAGTGACCGACTGGTGCGAGCTTCCGACCGTCGCTGAAGTCAGGGCACTCCGCGGAACCCCATGACGTGGCCAGTCACCGCCGACCCGGACCGCTTCGAGGAGGCGATCGCGTGGTTCGTCAAGCGGTTCCCTGTCACCGACGCGATCCTGGCAGCGCTCGGCAAGTACGCCGGGGACCGCGCTTGGACCGTGGCCGGAGTCGCGCAGCTTGACGTTGTGCTGGACGTCTTCCGCAGTCTTGAGCGAGCCATCACCAACGCGACTCCGCTCGACCAGTGGAAGCGCGAGATCGGCGAGAAGCTCTACGCGGCATGGGGCAAGAAGGACTCGGCGCGCGTCGAGACCATCTTCCTGACCAACGTGCAGAGCGCCTACAACGCCGGGCGCTGGCGGCAGGTGAATGACCCGCTCGTCGTCAAGGCGCGGCCATTCCTGGGGTACGACGCGATCCTCGACGACCGCACATCACCGGTTTGCAAGCGCTGCAACGGCGCAATCCTGCCTGCCGATGACCCATGGTGGCAAACGCACGTCCCGCCGCTTCATCACCGCTGCCGCTCGACGATTCGCAGCTTCACCAAGCGCGAGGCAGAGCGGCGAGGCGGCGTCAAGCACCCCGGCGAGGACACCGAAGGCGACCAGCCGGACGAGGGTTTCGGGGTAGCCCCGGACATCGCGGAGCCCTGGGAGCCGAACCTCGACAAGTACCCGGACGATCTCCGCAAGGCGTTCAAGGCCAAGCAGAAGGCCGCGACGAAAGCCAAGCCGAAGAAGCCACCGGCGCCGCTTCCGCCAGCCATCCCCGACCATTCGACGGTGCCCGACGAGGCGCGCCGCCAAGCTGTCGAGGACAGCTACCGGGCTAACAAGCTGTCGCGCAACCCGCTGCAGCGCATGCTGGAGGCGGACTTTGGCATTGAGACGCAAGTCGCCTACCGCGGCAAAGGCGCCGACCTCGCCCGGCGCATCGTCGACGAGCAGCGCGGCACGCTGACCAGCGAGCAAGCCTACCAGCTTGTGATGCTCGGAGCGTCCGGCGCAGGCCCGCTCACTTCGGCCGTCCTGGATGCCGCGAAGGTGTCCGGCGACCCAGTACCCTAACGGCCCGCGCTGCGGGCAGGAAGCCCGCATGCCCTCCCCCGACGCCATTACCCCGCTCGTCCACGTTGCGGAGTTCTCCAGCTTTGGAGCTGACATTGACCTTCGCCTTGCCGCGAATGGCGCCCCAGCCGGCACGTCAGCCGCGCGCTACATCGAAGTCATCAGCGCCGGTTCCGGCGGCCTCGTGCTGAAGGGCCCGACCGGAAACACGATCACGCTGTCCGGCCTCGTGCAGGGCGACAGACTGCCAATCCAGGCCACGGTCATCGTGTCAAGCGGCACGACCGTGACGAAGGTGCGGGTGGGCTGGTGACTCTGCAGCTGTCGATCCTCGACGCCATCACGGAGCCCGATTCCGGGTTCTTCGGCGAGGGCGGTGTCAGCGCTCAAACGGTCGCCTCGTTGCTCGCGGGAACGTCCCCGCTCGAGCCCGTCGAGATCACGCTCAACAGCCCCGGCGGATCGGTATCGCAGGGCATCGCGATCTACAACCTGCTGGCCAATCGCCCCGGCGGCTGCTCGGTCACCGTCATGGGAATGGCGGCATCGATTGCCAGCCTGATCGCGATGGCCGCCTCGCCGGGCAAACTCCGAGTCGCCGAGGGTTCGGTGATGATGGTGCACAACCCGCGGGCCCGTGCCTTCGGTGAGGCCGACGACCTCCGCGCCACTGCCGACATGCTCGACATGTGGAAGAAGCAGATGGTTGGCATCTACGAGCGCCGCAGCGGCATGACGCCGGCCAAGTGCGAAGCGCTGATGAGCGCCGAGACGTGGATGGACGCCGACGCGGCAATCAAGCTCGGACTTGCCGACGCCAAGGTGGAGCCGCTGCAGATGGCAGCGAGTGCCCATGACCCGGCCGCGTTTGACTGGCTGAAGCCGCGCGCGCCCAAGCCGCAGCCCCGAATCTCACCCGTGGTCCCGATCGCGCAGTTCGCGCGCTGACCCCTGGAAGGACACCCCATGAGTACGAAGATCCTCGCCGCGCTCGGCGTCGAGTCGGAGGAGCACGCCCTCCAGGCAATCGAGCGCTTCAACCTGTTCCTCACGCAGACCCGCGCCGAGGCTGCTGCCGACTCCTTCGATGGTGTCGTGACTGCCATCAAGGACGGCAAGGCGCTCGCCTCCGTCGTTGCCGAGCTCACCGGCAAGACCGGCCCCGAGGCGATTGGCGCCCTGCACGCCCTCAAGGCGCAGGCCGACGCGTTCGCCGATGCGAAGGCACGACTCGACGCCGTGGAGGCTGCCGAGGCTAAGGCCGCACAGGAGCGCGCCCGCGCTGAGGCACTCGCCAGCATCGACGCGTCCGTGTCTGCTGGCCGCCTCACCCCCGCGGCGAAGGACAAGGCCGTTGCGCTGCTCGACGCCCACGGCGTGACGGTGCTGGCCGCGTTCCTCGACGCGCTGCCAGTGGTCGTGGTGGCGCCGCCCGCGCCTGCGCCATTGCCCACTGCCACGGCATCCGAGACTCCCACTGACGAGGAGTTCCGGCGCATGGCCGAGCAATTCAACATCACCGAGGCCAAGGCCCGGGAGAACTGGGCGCGCTTCGGCGCCGCCGCACAGGAGAACGTCCAATGACTGCAGCCACCAAAGACCTGACCACGCCGCGGCGGCACCCCATCGAGAACCTTGTTCTCGGCGTCGCCGCGTCCACCACCATCTACGCCGGTTCACTCGTCGCGGTGAATGCCAGTGGCTACGCGGTCCCCGCGTCGGCCAGCCGCGCACTCCGCGTCCTGGGTGTTGCCGAGACTGGCGCCGTCGGCACCACGAACGGCGCCGTCAAGATCGCGGTTCGCCGCGAGGTCGCCCGCCTCGGCAACAGCTCCTCGACTGACGCGATCACGGTCGCCGACATCGATCGGCATTGCTTCGTGGTCGACGACAACACCGTGGCTCGCACGCCCGGCACTGGCAACGTCCGCCCGCTCGCTGGCCGCGTCATCGACGTGACCACGGACGGCGTTTGGGTAGAGGTCGGCGCCGACCCCAAGCCCTACGTCATCAGCAAGACGTTTGCCGCGGTCACCGACGTAAACGCCGCTGCGCTCACGCAGTCGATCGCGCTCGGTACGCCGTCGCCCGGCTCGCAGCTGCTCGGCTTTGAGGTCCTTGTCGGAACTGCCTTCAGCGGCGGCTCCATCACGGACGTCAAACTCGCGCTCGGCACTGCCACGGACGATGACGTAATCCTCGCGTCCGCCGACGTCGACGCCGCCACTGACGGCCGCGCGACGACTCGCACGCTCGGCATCAGCCCCGCGCCGATCCTCGGTGAGGTGGTCAACGCCAAGTTCACCGCCACTGGCGGCAACCTGTCCACCGCTACCGCTGGTAGCTGCACCGTGATCTCGACCTGGGTTCAGGTCTGAAAGGGGCATTGAAAGATGTCTAGCGCTGTTTCGCCGGCACGACTCCGGCAACTGAATGCGCAGTTCTCTGGCCTGTTCCAGGACGCGTACAAGTCGACCCCGACTTACCTCGACCAGCTCGCCACGCGCGTCTCGTCGTCCACGACCGAGAACGTCTACGGCTTCATGGCCGACCTGGACGACATGCGGGAGTGGATCGGCCCCCGCGTCGTGGAGCGCATTGCCGCCAACGGCTACACGCTCCGCAACAAGGAGTTCGAGAAGACCATCGGTGTTCGCGCCCGCGACATCAAGGACGACAACATCGGCGTCTACGGCCCGCGCTTCGCCCGCCTCGGCGAGGTGGCCGCGCGTCACCCCTGGCGCCTCCTGGTTGACGTCCTGCTCGCCAACAGCACCTGCTACGACGGCAAGGCGTTCTTCGCCACGGACCATCCCGTGGACCCGAACGACGCGTCCCCGGGCAGCCAGAGCAACCTGCTTTCAAGCAAGGCGCTCAACCTGGATAACCTCTTCGCGGCCCGCTCCGCGATGCGGCAGTTCAAGAGCGAGTCCGGCACCCCGATGGGCGTCATCGGCGACACGCTGGTCGTGCACCCCGACCGCGAGCAGATCGCGCTCGAGATCACCAGCATGCCGAGCATCTCCAAGGTGTTCGGTTCCAACACCGCCGCCGCCGCCCCCGGCAACATCGGCGCGCAGCTGGGCATGCGCGTGATCGTGGAGCCCCGCCTCACCAGCTCTTCGGACTGGTACTTGTTCTCCACGATGTCGGCCATCAAGCCGTTCATCTTCCAGGAGCGCGAGGGTCTGTCGATCACGCAGAAGACGGCCGAGACCGACGACAACGTGTTCGACCGCAACGAGTACGTGTGGGGCGCTTACGCCTGTTACAACGTGGGCTATGGCCCGTGGTTCCAGGCGATCAAGTGCACTGAGTGATCGTGATGCGCGTCCTGGTTCGCAGTCGAGACGCCTCGGGGACTCACTTCGGCGGCACGTACTACCCATTCGGGCGGGACGTCGCCGTCGAAGCGGACGCCATCCTGTTCCGGGCAATCAAGGCACACCCGTTCCTCGCGGTTCAGGTGGAGCCCGCGCCCGCTCCCGTCGATGAAGTGCCCGCGCAGATGAGCGAGGCCGCGCGTCCGAACACCAACGTCACCGTGATGCGGCGCCGCCGCTGACTCCCGCCATGGCCTACGCAACAACCGCCGACTTCTACGCTCTGGGCCTGCCCGAGTCTGCCCTCGGTGGGCTCTCCAGCACGGTCGTGGATGCGCAGCTGACGGCGGCGTCGGCTATCGCGGACTCCTACCTCGGGCGGCGCTACGCGGTGCCGCTCGGGACCTGGAGTTCTGACCTGCGCGTGTGCGTCGTTGCCTTGGCGGCGTACCGCATCCTGCTGATGAGCATCGGGTTCAACCCGAACAACCCGCAGGACCGCGCCGTGGAGGACGATTACAAGCGGTGGCTGCAGTGGCTGAAGGACGTGGCCAATGGCGACGTCAAGCCAGGCGGCATCACCGAAGACCCGAGCGGGCAAGGCCCCGGGTCAATCTTCGTGTCTTACGAGCCCTCCAGGGGCCTGACTGATGGCGAGTGGTTCGGTGAGGAATGACACTCAAGGTTTCGGGCAACTGGGGCGGACTCCATAGCTTCGAGCGGAAGCTGAAGGGCTTGCCGAAGGTCATGGCCAAACTCGCCGAGGCGCAGCAGGAAACCACGCTCAACCTCATCAGCGACGGCTTCCGCGCCGGGACCGACCCCTACGGCTCGTCGTGGAACGCGCCGAACAACTTGCAGATCACCGGGCGCCTGCGCTCCTACGCGAAGGGCCGCAGCTCGGCGACCGGCTGGCAGGTGCACAGCACCGACCAGAAAGCGATCTGGCACCACGCGCCGCAGCCGCGTGACAACTGGGGAGGCAAGAGTCTGCCCGTGCGCCTCCAGGTGCCGACGCCCGCGCGCGGTCTTCCGCCGCTGTGGGCGACCGCGCTGGAAGAAGCTGCGATTGACATCCTCGACGCCTGGATCGCCTGATGGCCAGCTACCTCGAAACCATCGCGAGCCAGGTGCACGCCACGGTCGACGCCGGCATTGGCTCGGGTGTCGTCACGTACTCGATCGGGGAGAACGACAGGCACACGCACCGGTCGCCGTACCATGTCGCGTGGGTGCCGCGCTCGACGACGTACCGCACGCCGTCCCAGTCGCGGATGCGGTTCAACGGCCGTGACTTGGCGGTTCTGAGTCAGCGCGACACCGACGTCGACCTGTACCTGTGGACCAGCGGCACGACTGATGCCGTCGCCATCGAAAACGCGGAGCGGCTGATTCGCATCCTCGTGCGCGCGTGTCGGCTGACACCCAACGGCGACGGGGCGACTGACCGCCTCGACGGGCAACCGGTGTCGGAGGAGTGGCTGACCCAAACCGACGACGGCGCGGGTCGCAGGCAGCGCGGCCAGCTGGTGCGGCTGACGATGCGATTCGCGGTCGGGATGCTCGACGAGTCCGTGGCTTTCCCGGCTGACGGCTCCCCCGACGCTGGCGGCGAACTCGTGGAGATCCTCGACGAGTCGCACACGGAAGCACTGGACCTCCCATGACCGACACCATGCCTGAAACGCGCCCGGTCGATGACTGGGCTGCGGAGCTATTCCCGACGTCGACGTCCGCGACTGGACGCGTCTCGCTGCATGCTGGGCGATGGCGGCACGAGGTCGCGGCAGTGCTGCACGGGTGGCGGGAGCACGCCCACCACGCAGGCGCGCCGCTCGAGCTCACCCGCGACGACTACGACCTTGCCATTCTCGCCGTCGACGACGGCGCACCCCACCTCGCCGCGCTGTCGCCCTTCAAGGGCTGCGCGGTCTGACCCACTCCCGATAGGAGCGCATCATGCCGATTCCCGGCCAGACTCTCACCATCCAGGACCCCGGTCTCGGGCTCGCCGCGGAACTGCCGTCGACTCCGCTCTTCATGGGCGTGTCGTCGTCCGGCACGGTCGGCACCATCTACTCGTTCTCGCGCGCGAAGGACGCGATCGACACGCTCGGGCAGGGCCCGCTGGTCGAGGATCTTTGCTACGCGCTCTCCGTCGCTGGCGGGCCCATCCGCGCGATGCGGCTCACCGCCGGAACCGCCGGGTCGAACGGCGCAGTCACGCCCACGCGAGTCGGCAGCTCCACCGGTACGGTCACCGTCGCCGGCACGCCGAACGACTCCTACGAGGTCGTGATTCGGATCGTGAAGACTGGCACGCTCGGCGCGGGCAAGTTCATCTACAGCCTCGACGACGGGCGCACGTTCTCGGACTTCATCACGATTCCGAGCGGCGGCACCTACGTACTCCCGAGCACGGGCCTGACGCTCACGTTCGTCGCCGGTGCGGGTCCTACGTACTTCGAGGGCACGAGCGCGACCGCTGGCGACCGGCACGAGTTCGACTCTGCAGAGCCGCGCGTAACCGCCACCAACATCACGGCGGGCTTCACGGCGCTACTCGCTGACACGTTCGTCCCGAGCTTCATCCACCTCGCCGGCACCTTCGACACCGCGTCGAATGCAGCGCTCGCCGCTGCCGCGATTGCGACGGGCACCACGAACTGCTTCAACGCGTTTCGCTACGTCGGCGCCATTCAGGACGCGGGCGCTGACAACAACGCGACCACGATCAGCGGGTTCTCCGCAGTCAGCTCCACGCGGCTCATGCTCGGTTACGGTCGAGTTGACGTCATCAGCCAGAAGCCGATCGTAGGCCTCGGGTTCCGCCGCGCC